AAATGTGTCTGATAGGATACAGACATTTTTAAATAGGCAGTTATTAAAAGAACAGAGAACGCAGTATTTTACTACAGGAAGAAGAAAGTACTATGTCAGTGGTTATCCTGTGGATAATACTGCTACTATAACAGTTGTTGTTGATACTAGTGCTCAAACTGTTAATGATGATTATTATTTGTGGGCTGATGAAGGTTTATTTGAATTTGATTATACTACAACCTTTACACAGCCTAAAGAAATGTATATTACATATACAGGTGGGTATACAGGTTCTTTGACAATGGTTGGTGGTAAGACAACTTATGTATTATCTGTACCAGATGCTATAGGTTATGCCTGTTTATTGCAGGTGGCTTTTGTATTTAGGCGTAGAAAAGATATAGGATTGACATCTATATCTCTGCCTGATGGTTCAGTTAGTACACTATATGCTGGAGATTTACTTCCAGAAGTTAAGAATATTTTACGGATGTATAGAAAATCACCAATGGATTATTAATATGGCTATAGCCCCTAATGTAAGACTAGAATTTAAACTTGGAGAAAGACCAAAATTTGACTTACCTAAGAAGGTATCTGGTCTTATTAAGCATGTCAATGATTATGTATATAATCACATTGATAGTGATTTACGAAGGATTAGAAAAAAGGTTGTAAATCATATTTATTCTTATATAAAGAATCCTGGAAGACCAAGAAGATTAGATAGAGCCACATTTGATTTTAAAGAAAGGGTTAATCAGTATAGTTCTAACTATGGCATTTATTTTAATTATATTTATGCTCCACATTTAGCTACTATAATTGGTGATAGAGATGTATTAGTAAAACCAAAGGGTCATAAATACTTGACAATACCTAATACAGCTGGAGGTATTAAGCCAAATGCTAGAATTAGAGACTTTGGTATTACAACTGTAAAATTTAACCCAGCTAAATATGGAGGAGCACCGTATTGGTACAAAGGAGATTATCCAAAATCTGGTACACGTTCACCTAAAGGTTTTAGAAAGAATGTTAGTCCTAGAAGTTGGAGGCAAATTTTGTTTTGGGCTAAAGAAGAGGTTATTAGAAGACCTTTTATTAGCACTGAAGAAATTAGAAATGTTATGACTGAAGATTTATCTAGGGTTTATCATAAATTAGCTGTAAGAGGAATAACAGATTTCTTTAATAGAAATAAGGTATATGGGATTTATCCATGACTAAAAGACAGTATATATTAAATAAAATTAAAACAGTGATACAAGGTATTTCTAACTTTAAGACTGTAGAAGTTGGAAGTGCTAAGATACCTACTACTGATATTGAGACATCACCACTACCAGCATGTTTTATATATTCAGATAAGGAAACAAAATATCTAGAAGGTGAAAATGCTGTAATTGGTAAAGAAACATGGGAATGGTATGTGGTATTACTAGTTAGGGCTATAGATGCTGATTTAGAAGATTTATTGGATTTAATTCATACAGAAATGTATGCTAACTATAAATTAGGTAATTATGCTGAATGGTCAGAAAGAATGGGTGTAGATTTTTTAACTATTGACCCAACAAAACAAATAGAAGATATGATTATTCCTTATAGGATAATTTATAGACATACCCTTGGGGATATGGAGGTATAATGAGAAAAATATATTATGACACAGGTTCACCAACATTAAGTATTATGGAATTAGGTAAGTTTACTAAAGGTATTCCTAAAGAAGTTACTGATGATGTTATTGCTGATTTGCTAGTTAAACGTGGACAGTTTAAGTATTGGGTAGAACCTGAACCTGAAACTGAATTAATTATAGAGAAACCAAAGAAGAAATTTATAAAGGAGGTATAGCAGATGGCTCAAGCAAGAGGTAGTAATTCAAAATTATTGGTAGGTACAGAAGCAACATTTAAGACAATAGCAAATAGTAATCCGCATGTCCTGCCATTCGTTTCTGAATCATTGAGGTTGTCAAGAAATCTCATAGATTCCCAAACAATCAGGGCAAATAGAAACCCACTAAATCCAGCAAGGGGTAACAAAGATGTAACAGGTGATATAACTGTAGAATTAACTCCATACATGACTAAGATGTTTTATCATGCATTAGGTACATTTACTACATCTGGTACTAGCCCTTATTCACATACGTTTGTAATAAGTAATTTACCTCCTGGATTGACTATAGAAAAACAATTTACAGATTTGGCAACACCTGAATATTTTACATATGCTGGCTGCAAAGTAAACAGTATGAGGATGACATTTGCACCTGAAGGCTTTATTGAAACTGTGTTTTCAATAATAGGTTCAGCACAGACTGTAACAACTTCTGCAAAATTAACTGGTGCATTAGATTATTCTGATGATGCAGTGGGTCAGCAATTTGATGGATTTCAGGCTGCTATTACAGAAGGTGGGTCTACTTTAGGCATAGTTACAAGACTTGAACTGACACTTGAGAACAACCTTGATAACTCAGTTTATGTAATTGACGGTACTGGTGAAAGATACTCACTGCCTGAAGGTTTGGTAAAAGTTTCTGGTACATTGACTGCTTTGTTTGAAAATATGACACTCTACAACAAAGCTATTAACAATCAGGAATCAAGTTTACAGATTACATTAACGCAAGGTAATGGCACAGGTGCAGCATACAATGAAAAAATTGATATATTCATTGATGAACTGTTGTATCAGCCACAAGACCCTGTAGTTAATGGCCCTGCTGGTGTACTTGTAGAACTTCCTTTTATTGGGTATTATAATAATGATACAGAAGCTTCTACACTTAGAATGATTGTATGGAATACACAGACACAAGGTAATATAATGTAACAAGCTCCAAAGGGGGTTGGTGAAAAACCAACTCCCTATTTTTAAAATTAAAAGTCTAAGGGGGACTCAATGAAGTTATCAGAAACAGAATACCTTTATAAAATTGGTGAAGTAGAATATAGGATGAAGCCTTTAGTTCTTGGCCAGATTTCTAGACTTATGAAATTACTTGAAGGTGTGGTATTACCTGAAGATTCTAATGTCTTAAGTATGGTTAGTGCTCTTGGTGATAAACTTCCTATGGCTTTTGCTATTATTTTTCATATACCAAATATACCTCTAAAAGAAAAAAATTTAGAAGCAATAGCAAATGATTTAGAGTTTGAACTATCACCAGATATGGTTATGGAGATAATAGAAGATTTTTTCGAGTGCACCCCAATCTCTTTGTTGGCAGAAAGGATGGGAAAAACAATAGAGAAAATAGGGGAAAAGTTAACGAGTGGCTCGAAGAAGTCTGTGTCCTCCTTTCAGGAGGAGACATCACAAAGCGAGATATAATTATTTGGGGGTATACACCTGAAGAAATTCAACCTTATCTAGACTATAAACAACGTGATTTGCTATTTAGAGAAGCTATTTTAGCATTTTTAGGAGTTGGCGAAAAAGATGATAAAGTTGAAGATTATTGTGTAGCTTGTAAGACTAGTAGGAGTATAAAAGTAGGTATGCCTGATGAAAAATGTGAGACTTGCTCAAAAGACTTTAAAGTAACTGAAAAAGAGAAGAAGGAGAAAACAATTGGCAAATAGTTCTTTATTTGAACTAAAACTAAAGGTTGTTACAGAAGATTTAAAGAAAGTTGAACGTGAAATCTCTGACTTTTCTAGGAATATAAAAAATTCATTAGCTAGACCAATTGAAGAAATAACTACTGGTGGGTCTAAAGCTGATATTATGCAAAGTCTTTGGAAAGGTCTTGGAAATCTTGAAGCTGGTCTAAAGAGGTTACAAAGTATTATACCTACATCTGGGGTTACACCATTAAAAAGTTTAGAAAAAGCAATTATATCTTGTCGTAAAGCAATTGATGAAGGTTTGGGAGATAAAGACCCTTTTTCAGATATTAGAAAAAGTGCTGGTAGTGCTTTAAGTGCTGTACAACGTCTAGATATGCAATTAGACAAATCTTTTGTAACTAAAGTCAAAAAATTTGGGACTGCCTTATTTGCACAACAAATGTCTGAAGATGTGTTTACCTCTGGAAGATTTAAAGAAATGGGGCAAACTATGTTTAGCCCAATGAAACCTCCAAAGGGTGGTAGAGAGGCTTCAATTGTTGGTGGATTAATTGGGATGAAGCAGTTCTATGGAATTGCAGAACCAAGTTCTACTGAAATATACCAAAAGTTACTTGCCAATGAAGATAGTTTAGTTTTAAGTTATAAAACTGCTGGAGCGACTCTCACAGCTTTACATAAAAGAATTAAAGAACTTTCACTAAAACCTAGAGATTTCTTTGGAGACCCACGTGAGTTAGATGCTTTAATTGCAAAATATAAACAAACTGCTAGAGAATTAGAATCTGTTCTTAATGTTTCTAGAGGTACTACTAAACTTACTAGTACATGGTTACCACCTAAAGCTATAGAGAAAAATGATGTAAAGTTGAAAGAATTAAAGGACTTTTATAAAAAACAAGGTGCTGAAGTAATAGAACAAAGAAGAATAATTGAAGCTGATGAAAAAAGAGCTAAAGAATCTAAGTTTTTCAGTAGGGGGGATTATTTAGATGAAAGGGGAGCTTATATACAAGGTTTAAGTAGAAAAGTAGAAGTACTAAAAGATTTACAAGAATATCTAAAAACTACTACACCAGCAAAATTCTTAAAACATTTTGATGAAAATTTACAAAGATCAGTGAAAGACCCAGCAGAATTTATGAGAAATTTTGCTAGTAATGTAAGTAGAGACTTAGCTATAGCTGAAAAACAAATGCATGGTTTCAGGAAAGGTTTTTCTGCTATGACTGGGAGTATAATTTATGATTTAAAAGAAGTTATGAGATATCAAACTAGGTGGTATTTAGCTAGGTCTTTATTATTTGCTCCAGTAAGAGCTGGTGCTTCACTTTTTAAAGAAGGTTTAGAATATATAAAAGAAATTGATACATGGAGTGGTAAATTACTAAGATTTCCAGCAACTAGTGGTAAAATTACATCTGAAATGAAGCAAGATATTTCTGAAATTATTACAGAAATTAGAAAAACTACTATATCAACACCAGTTTTATTTGAAGGTTTGGCTAAATCTGCTGAATCATTTATTGGAGCTGGTATTCCAGAAAAAATAGTAAAAAAATTAATACCATCACTAGCACAATTAAGAGTAGCTTTCCCAGAAATAAATGCTGAACAATTTGGTGTTGCTATTACTGGTACTTATAATGCTTTAAAAGACTCTATGAAAGGTACTGAACTAGAAGCTGGGAAGATAGTAGAAATAACTGAAAAGCTTTTAAGAGCACAAGCAAGAGGTATTATTAGACCAGAACAATTTGTACAGGTTACACAACATTTGGGTGAGATGTCAAAACAGGCTGGGTTTAGTTTAGATGAAATGCTAGCTTTATCCGTTGTTGTTACAGATTTAGGTAGTAAAGCTGGGAGTGCTTCTCGTTCATTACGTGGTATGATGGAAAGCTTAATGAAGCCTAGGAATTTGGAAGCATTAAGTAAACTTGGTATTACCATAGATAAGAATAGAACGTTAGCTTCACAGTTTATACCTACAATGCAAGCTTTGAGGAAAGCTTTAGGGGATACTGCTGAAGGTTCAGGAAAATCAGTTGGGGCTTTATCATTACTATCACAAATATTCCCAGTAGAACGTGTTAAGTCAGTAACAGCTGCAATGGATTTTCTTGACAAGTATGTATTATTAACGAAGGATATTGGTTCTGCACAAGGTGGTTTAGAATCATCATCTAGTGCAATGGCTAGTACTATGGAAAAACAGTTAGTACTACTAAAAAATAGATTAAATGAACTTTCTAAATCTATACTTGATTCTACTGGAAATGTAAAAGTTTTTATTGAAATCTTAAACCAATTACTGTTAGGTGCATTATTATCTGTAGGAGATAAGGCGGTAGTAGCTGGAAAATATGTTGAAGATTTAAGTGATGCTGGCAAAACAGCTTTTGTTGTATTTTCAGCATTAAGTGGTGTTTTTAATACCTTTAAAGTAATATTGATGATTATAGCCTCTTTTGTTAAAGCTTTATTGACACCATTTACGGCATTAATTGATTTACTAGCTGGTACTGGTGAAGGGATAAAAGCTGTAACAACGCTCTTAACAGGTTTATTTTTGGGGTCTATTGCTATTACTTTAACAAAAGTTTCTTTTTTAGCTACTGGTTTTAAAAACTTGATAGCATTTATATCACTTATACCTCATGCTTTAACTTCTGTATCTAACGCTTTATCTTTATTTGCTACTAAAAATTTTAAGATATTAGCTATATTTTTGGCTATAGCTGGGGCTACTACTCTTATAGAAAGACTAAACGCTAAGGCAAATGCTCCAAGAATAGAAGGAGAGAAAGAAACATCTAGACTGTTAGAAAATTTGGGGAAAGCACCAGAAGGTGGGTGGGATTCTGAAAGTTTGAGAATAGCGGCAGAAAATACCCGTAAAGAATTAGAAGCTTCTAGAGTACCACAATCTGAACTTAGCCAATACAATATATTTAAGGAGCCTGAAAAACATTACCCCACTGCTTTAAAAAATAGATTAGCTAGGGAAAAAGAATTAGAAAAAAGGGCAGAAGCATTTGAAGAACGGTATACAACAACATTAGTTGATGAGAGAAGTAAACAGCAAGTTAAGGCAGCTATGGAATTAAGTAAAGATGATAAGAAATTATATGGTAAACGTGATTTTACACAGCTAAAGAAGGACGCAACAAATCAATTAAAGTTAATTGCAGATAGAGAAAAAGAAGCTAACTTAATCTTAGAAAGTTCGCATAAATTAGGGTTAATTGGTGATGAAAATTATCAAAGACAAAAATTAGCAAATATTGAAAAGTTTACACAGGAGAAAATAAATGTAGAACAGAAATTATTAGATAAGTTTGAAGAAGGTGGTGAAATTTATAAGAAGTACCAAGATGATTTAAAGAAATTAAGAGCACAAAAAGGGTCACAAGACGCTATTGATGCTTTAAATAGAGATTTTGAAAATGAAAAGAATGAAGTTAAAGCTAGACTTGCTGAACTGAAAATTCTTAAAGAAGAGGGTATGGTTAATGCAGAAACTGAAATAACACAAATTTTAAGAACTGTAATTAAAGAAAGACATGATTTTGAAATAAATGAAGAATTGAAAAAACAAAAAACAATATTAGATATAAGACAAGTAATGCGTGAAAAAGAAGAAGAAATGAATAAATGGCTATATGATAAGGGTTTAATGTCTGCTAGGGCTTATTATAATGCTAGATTAAATAGTTTAAATCAAGAATTAGATGATGAATTAAAATTAATAGAAATTGAAAAAAATAAAGAAATTGACTTACAAAATAGTATTATAGAAAAATCTGGTGGATGGGTGTCTAGTGATTGGGAAGATAGCCTTGAAGGTCAAACACAAGAGGTTAGAAATGCTTACTATGCAAGAAAGGTAGCGATAGAAAATGCCAATAGGTCTATTGAAATATCACAAGCAAAACATTCTAAAAAGTTACAAGCTCTTGAATTAGATAGGAAAGACTCTATAAAAGCTATTTATGATGATAGAGGAATTTCTGGTGTAATTGGTAAAGCTTTTGAAGATTTAGACACTGAATGGTCTAATATTGGGCAACATATCTATGATACTACTAAAAATATAATAACTAATATGGAAAATTCATTTGCAGACTTTTTTGATTATATGTCAGAAGGTTTTATGGACTTTGAAAACTTGGCTAAGAATGTTTTACATACTATTTATATGGAATTGTTAAAGAATATACTTCTTAAACAAGTTTTAGGTGGTGTTTTAGGTAGTGTGACGTGGCAAGGTGGGTTTGGTGGGTTTTTATCAGGATTACTTCCAGGAAAAGCATCAGGTGGGTTTGTTTCATTAAATACCCCCTATATAGTTGGTGAAGCTGGTCCTGAGTTATTTATACCTAACGCTAGTGGTAATATTATACCAAATAATAGATTAGGAACTTCAATGGAAGCTCCTACATTAATAGTTAATGTTGAAAATAAAACTGGAGCACAAGTTAAAGCTACTCAAAGTCCTCCACAATTTGATGGTAAAAAATGGGTTAGGACTGTCATGCTGGAATTAGCTAATTCTGATATGGCGGTTAGGTCTAGATATGGGGTAAGATAGGAGATATAATATGCCTACATTTCCAACATTAAATATGCTTCCAACATTCCCTTTAGATGAACAAAGAGAAGATGCAACTATTCGTTCTTCATTTGAAGCTGGGTATGAGCATACAAGACCACGATTTACTAAAGTAAGATATACATGGAATATAAAATATAATCTTTTGCCCTCTGCTGATAAAGTGGCATTAGAAGAATTTGTTACTACAGTAAGAGAGGGAGCAGATTCATTTACTTGGACAAATCCCGTTGATAATGTATCCCACACTGTTAGATTTTCACAAATACCTAAATATAGTTGTACTCTTAAAAACTCGGATGATTCATATTTTGATTGTGATTTTCAGTTAAGGAGTGTTTAATGGATAATTCTTTAATTTTAGAAAAAAATAAATTATCTTCTACTACTCCCTGGTTAATACTACTTGAAGTAACTATACCGTCAACACCTGCTGTTACTTTATATTTAGTTAGAAATACAGAAGACATAACATATAATAGTCAAACATATACAGCATTCCCATTTGATTTAGATGTTTCAAAACAAGTATCAAAAGGTGATATTCCTACAATAGAATTAAAAGTTAGCAATGTGACTAGGACACTTCAAGCATACCTTGAAGATTATAACGGGCTTATTGATAATTCAATAACAATTAGAGTGGTTGCTAAACCAGAAGGAGAATCAGAATATTTAGAAGCTGAAAGTTGGACGCATGATATATTAGCTGTTCATGCTGATGCTGAATACGTCTATTTTACTTTAGGTGCTCCTAATCCTTTGTCTAAAAGATTTCCTTTGTATAGATATATTGCTCATAGTTGTAGATTTACTTTTAGAAAGAATTCCTCTGTAGTTGCTCCTGAATGTGGGTATACTGGTAATGATTCTGCAACTACATGGCAGCCATCTACACTTTATGCTGTTGGTGCAATAGTAGTTCCTACTACTCCAAATGGACATTATTATAGATGTACAACTGGTGGAATTTCTTACGGCGTTGAGCCTACTTGGCCTACTGTAATAGGAAGAAGTGTTATAGACAACGGTGCAGTGTGGGTAGAAAATTACTGTAAAAAGACATTACAAAATTGTCAAGATTTAGGTAATTCAAAGAGATTTGGGGGATTTCCTGGTTTGGGTTCAGGAGGAATTAGATTGTGTTAGACGATTTGATTGGTGTCCCATACGAAAAACACGGTAGAACAGTAAAAGGATTAGACTGTTATGGTCTTGTTCAAGTAATATATGATAGACTTGGGCAAGAATTACCTAATTTTCCTGATGATTATATGGAATTGGTAGATATACATACAACTATTAATAAGAACAAATCGAAGTTTATAGAATTAGAAAAACCTGAACCATTTTGTATTGTTACATTTTCAATTATTCCTCCATATGTAACTCATTTGGGTGTTGTATTGGAAGATTGTAAGAGATTTATTCACATTATGGAAAAGAGAAATGTTACTATTGAAAAATTAGATAAGTGGCAGAAACGTCTTAGAGGATTTTATAAATGGGCGAAATAAAACTAATAAAGATTCAACATCCATTTAACAGACAAAAAAGAACTGAGGAAGTCGTTGACTATAATCATGAAAATCTTCAAGTCATAAGAGATACTTATTTTCCTAAAGATATAAATGTCATTGTTTCTGTAAATGGTGGTGTTGTTTCACAAGAAAATTTAAAGTTTGTTACGTTAAAGGCTGGTGATGAAGTTGTCTTTCTTCCTGAAATAGTTGGTGGAGGTGGAGATATACTTAGAGCTGTTGCTATGTTAGCTGTAATGGCTATAGCTATATACGCTCCTGTTGCCGCCGGGCTTTATACCACCACAACTGTATTTGGTGGTACTTTAGAAATGGCATTTGCAACACAAGTTTTTAGTGGACTAACCTTAGCTGGTTCATTAATGTCGGCTGGTATTATGTTAGCTGG